CTCCTAGAACTACTACTACATTAAGTACTGCTAAGATTAACAAGATTAAGTCTATGCGAAACTCCAATTACACTATTGGGCAAATAGCAAAGGCACTGGGCGTATCTGCTTCGACAGTATCCAGTTATTTAAAATAATAAAAGGAGTGAATTAATGATGAGTTATCAATGTATGTTGACAACGTTCGACAATCCTTTTGATCCATTTGAACAATTTACTTCTTGGTTACTGTTCGATAAAGAAAAAGGTTACAATTGTTGTGAACGTTTAGATCGAATTGCTAAAATCACAGATGAAATGACTCAAAAAGAAATTAATGAGGAAACTGAAAGAGCAATTGATGAAATAATTAAATATGATTTCTTAAATGTTTATAAAAAAGTAACAAAAGAACTTAAAGAAGTAGTGGATGATAACACTACAGAGACTGACGAATGACATAAAGGCATAGGGGGGGGGTCGCAAAAACTACACCCCCTCCTGTCATCGCGCCGGTCTTGATATTTTCCCCGGGGGAATTTTTTGAAAAAACATTCTATATTTCTCCAGAGGGGGTTGTGCAACATTTAGAAAGGCTTACGGGGTCAAGATTTTCAACAAGGTTTTTCATTTTGCTTTCTTTTCCTTCTCCTTTCAGTTAGTTTATCTATTCAGGCTCCGTAGGCCCCTCTAAATGTTGCATTGAAGTTATGCAAAGCTATGTAAAAACCTATGTGAAGGAGGTAATAAGTGTGGCGAAAGTTAAAGTCACAAGCTCTTCCGATTCTCAGGAAAAGATGAGACCGGCTTTAACTCCCGAGGCTAGGGAGAATCAAATGATCTCTTTGGCTATGAACTTGGTTGAGGAGCGACTTAGGAATGGGACTGCCTCATCTCAGGAGACCACTCACTTCTTAAAGCTAGGGTCAACCAAGGCACAACTAGAGAAGGAAAAGCTTAGAAAGGAAAATCAGCTAATGGAAGCCAAGAGGGATGCTCTTAAGTCTCAAGAAGACAGTAAGGACATGTATGAGAAAGCTCTTAAGGCTATACGAAACTATAGTGGACAAGGTGATTCGGATGATTACGAGGACATACTCTGATTTAATCAAACTGCCAACTTTCGAAGAGAGATTTCGATATTTGCGGCTCGGCGGCGTGGTTGGCGAAGACACTTTCGGGTTCGATCGTTACCTTAATCAAGTGTTCTATCGCTCTAGACGATGGAAGGAGATAAGAGATCATGTGATCATTAGAGATAATGGCTGCGACTTAGGAGTAGAAGGCCGTGAGATTCATGAGCGAATAATAATTCACCATATGAATCCTATTCGTCTTTCTGACATCGAAAGTGAAAGCGCTTACTTGTTAAATCCGGAATACCTGATCTCTACTATTCATAGTACTCATAATGCTATTCACTATGGTGATGAAAGTTTATTAATCAAAGCTCCAGTTGAGCGGAGCAAGAACGACACATGTCCTTGGCGACGTTAAAGGAGAACTAAAATGGATAGTATACTTACATCAATTAAAAAGATGCTTGGTATCGAAGCTGAATACACGCAGTTTGATACTGACATTATTATACATATCAATTCCGTGTTCATGGATTTGATTCAACTTGGCGTCGGCCCATCCGAAGGTTTCGCTATCAAGGACGATAGCACTCTTTGGGTGGATTTTATAGAGAGCGCCACCAATATTGAAGCTATAAAGTCCTACATGTACCTGCGTGTCAAGCTTCTGTTCGATCCTCCAAGTAGTTCGGCAGTCATGGAAGCTATGAAGCGTGAAATTGACAAGTGGGAGTGGAGACTTAACGTGGCTGCCGAAACAAAATTCTAAAGGAGGTGCCAAAATTCAAAATGGATAACAACGAACTCCAACACTGGGGTATCAAAGGCATGCGCTGGGGTCGTCGTCGCTACCAAAACAAAGATGGTTCGCTCACCCCCGCAGGCAGAGAACGATACAGCGAAGATGATATGGCCGATGCTTACGTGCAAGGTCGTAAAGATATTAAACAAGAACAAAAAGAAGCTCGTAAGCAGAGAGTCAAGACAACTTTGAAGATTGGCGCTGCTGCCGCTGCTACAGCATTAGCGGTCATCGGCATGAAGAAGTATGCGGAATCTAAGCAGCAACCAATGTGGAAAGACGGAACTACTCCTTTGGAGAAATACGCAAAGAAGGAAGGTATTTCCATCATGGATGCGCTTAAAAAGACTAGAGAGGCCAATGCGAAAGCTAGCAGCTCTTCCAGTCCTTCGTCTTCTAAATTCAGCTTCAAAGATACCATATTTGGGAGAGGGGCGTCATCCGCTTCAAGGTCGCAGACGAGCAGTGGAAAAGCCGCAGCGAGTGCAGCGCTCAAGCTAATTGGTAGCACGAGATTTGCAGATACGAGACCGTCGACCGCGGCTTATGACCGCTCTAAAACAGCAATAAAGATGGATAAAGATACGGAATTTTATCAGTCTTCCTTAAATGGAGAAGACGAACTCCAACACTGGGGTATTAAAGGCATGCGCTGGGGTCGTCGTCGCTATCAAAACAAAGATGGTTCGCTCACTCCAGCTGGACGAAAGAGATACGGTCAAGACGACCTGTCTCCGGAAGAACGCGCGGAAAGAGAAGCTGCGACTAAAAAAGCAGTTATGAATTCCGGCGATGCTCGTAAAGTACTAGCATATCAGAGCAATTTAACGAATGAAGAATTGCGCAAAGCACTCGATCGAGTTGATTTGAATAGTAGATTATCCAAAATTAACGCCGACGCTACTAAGTCCGGATTTGATAAAGCTATGTCGGCCATTGATACCGTCGATAAAGTGAGAAGCGCTGGCGAAAAACTAGTGAATACTTGGAATCTAATCGCCGGTATTAGTAACTCCCTTAATAAGACTTCCAAATTGCCGCAGATCGACAAAGGCGCTAAAGCATTTGCTGAGTCTTATATAGATCAACTTAAGAAAAACGGCAGTGCCGAACAAATTATGGAGCAGATTAAGCTCGGTAACGTTAAAACCAGTGATCTTAACGATTTTGCAAACATCATGCGAAATAGAGAAACGATAAATAGCTATACCGCGGCCGCTCAAGCTGCTAAACAAAAAGAAGAAAAGGCTAAAGCAGCTGAAGAAGCAGCGAAGAAGGCACGAGAAGCAGCTAAGTCGAATGCTGAAGTTAAGGCCGCCGAAGCAAAGGCCGCGCAAGCCGCAGCTAACGCTCGTAAGGCAGAGGCCGAAGCAGCTGCCGCAGAGGCAAAACTTAAAGATAAACTCAACAACAATGGAAAGTAAACAGTAGGTGAACAACTATGGCATTATCAAACACGGCCACTCCTATATATTACGGCCAGTTCAGAGATGCCGTAATGCGTGGCGAAATTCCTATCTGCAAAGAGATAGAGATGGAGATGCATCGCATAGATGAGCTTATAGAAGATCCCGGTGTCTATTACGATGATCAGGCGATTAATGGTTTCATTAATTATTGTGAAAACGAATTAACGTTAACTAATGGTGAGGATCTGCATCTACTTGACTCTTTCAAACTTTGGGCAGAGCAAATCTTCGGGTGGTATTACTTCGTCGAGAGAAGTGTCTACAAACCTTCACCGGATGGTCATGGTGGGCGATACGTCAAGAAACGCATTAAGAAGAGATTAGTAAACAAGCAGTATCTTATAGTTGCCAGAGGTGCGGCTAAATCGATGTATGCTTCCTGTCTGCAAAGTTTCTTCTTGAACGTCGACACTTCGACCACCTACCAAGTAACTACCGCACCTACGATGATGCAAGCAGAAGAAGTTATGTCACCCATTCGAACCTCGATAACTCGAGCTAGAGGTCCACTCTTCAAGTTTTTGACCGAAGGTTCGCTGCAGAATACAACCGGCTCGAAAGCTAACCGTGTTAAGTTGGCATCCACCAAGAAAGGTATCGAAAACTTTCTAACAGGTTCGCTTTTACAGATACGTCCAATGACAATCGATAAGCTTCAGGGCTTGCGAGTCAAAGTCGCTACGATAGACGAATGGCTTTCTGGTGATATCAGAGAGGACGTTATCGGTGCAATTGAACAAGGTGCGGCAAAAGAGCAAGGTTCTGCTGAAAACAATGACTATCTCATCGTAGCGATTAGTTCGGAAGGTACAGTTCGTAACGGACCTGGCGATACAATCAAAATGGAGTTGTTGGATATACTCAAAGGTGAGTATTTCAATCCGCATGTATCTATTTGGTGGTATAAGCTCGATTCCGTCGATGAAGTTAAGGATCCAGAAATGTGGCCAAAAGCCAACCCTAATCTTGGTAAGACTGTTACCTATGAGACTTATCAGCTGGATGTGGAGAGAATGGAAAAAGCTCCTGCATCTCAAAACGATATTTTAGCTAAACGTTTTGGTATCCCGAGGGAAGGCTATACGTATTACTTTACTTATGAAGAAACCTTAACACATAAGAAGCGAGAGTATTGGGGAATGCCTTGCGCACTGGGAGCCGACCTTTCTCAAGGTGACGACTTCTGTGCATTTACATTTATGTTCCCTCTTAGAGATGGAGCATTCGGCATTAAGACTCGAAATTACATAACGTCCACCACTATGGCTAAATTACCACCGGCTATGAGAACCAAGTATGAGGATTTCTTAGCGGAAGGTAGTTTGATAGTTCTTGACGGAACAGTTTTGGACATGATGGAAGTTTACGAGGATCTGGACAATCATATAGCGCAATGCGAGTATGATGTGCGATGCTTTGGTTTCGACCCTTATAATGCTAGAGAGTTCGTTGAAAGATGGGAATCCGAAAACGGTCCATTTGGGATCGAGAAAGTAATACAGGGTGCTAAAACCGAATCCGTTCCTCTGGGTGAGTTGAAGAAACTCTCAGAAGAGCGGCTTCTTTTATTTGACGAAAAACTTATGACCTTTGCCATGGGTAACTGTATCACGTTAGAAGATACCAATGGTAATAGGAAATTATGGAAGAAGCGTTATGATCAAAAGATCGACGCTGTGGCGGCAATGATGGACGCTTACGTCGCCTTTAAACTCAATAGAGAAGCGTTCGAATAAGGAGGAACCAATCTTGAAATGAGTGATAAAAATTATTTACAAGATCTATTCATAGACGAGGCCAAGCCTGCGCTGCAACGACACTCAGGTGGGGGTGGGTCAGTATCGAAAGTAATCAAACCGCTCACAATTGGGCAAAACGGCGTATATGATGCGACTCAGGGAATCAAAGACTTGAGATTCGGAGCTCTGAACCGCTTAAGAGACAAACTCGATATGAAAGGTATAGAAGCGGCTGCTAACGCGCATGAGGACCTTACATGGGGCGAGGATCTTTATTTCTATTCGTATTACGGAGCCGTACCCCACAATACCCAATATCGAGAAGTCGATATATATACTATACGACTTGATAATGGAATTATGACCATTCGCGTTTACGACATGATCTCACTTGACACGGAAGAAGTATTCCATGTATATACTTACATTCCTGCAGAAAATATTGAGGCGCTTGACGTTAAAGACGGTGATGGTTGGTATGAAGTCATTTATGACGAGGAAGACACGGAAGTAGGATATGCCCGAGTCGACGCGCCACAAGTCATGCTTATTGAGACCCATGACACGGTTAGGTTTAAAGAAATACTTGAGAATTTTATTATCGAGGAGCTACTTTCCCCGTGTGACGGCGCAAATCCCATTACCGTTGAAGTACCGGAACGCGAACTGGTGGACGTGCGCATCACAATGAACGGTGAATATGACGCCATGTATTTCGGTCACTACGAAGATCGAAGTAACAAGGGTATAGAGTTTACGTTGAAAGAAAAAATCGATATGGATGCTTTATATCAGTATGCCATCGAAGCAGGCTATGCTAGCCCGGGTTGTATATTGTGTAGCGATGATACTTTGGGGGACAAGATCACTGTAGCCGATGCGGGGCATTGGACCATCATTTGTACAAAAAGTCCGGACACTGACGAAGAACGAATATTTACCTACGTGTACGGCGATGAAATGATCGCTTTGACGAATGTGGAGAATGGCGAAGGTTGGTATTTGACTCGCGATAATGGAGATGGCACTCGGACATTTATATTCTCCAATCCTCCAAAAATGGAAATAGACTATATAGAAGACGCCGGGTTCGCAAAATTCGTCGTCGAAGATCTTATCCGCGAGTATGGAATAGGTAAAGTCACGGTCGATGTTCCGAGAGCATATGACATAAAAAGTCTTATACAAAGTAGGAAAAGTGATTTAAGTCATCTGTTTTACGGTTTCGGCGGCTACTCTATTCCCGACGAATATATGCAATACGATTGGACTAAAGATGCGTACACTATTCGTGGGATGTTTGGGTGTTGTCACAACCTACGTTGGGTACCACTCTTTGACACCAGTAAAGTTACTAATATGGCTGATATGTTCTATATGTGCCACAGTTTAACCGAAGTACCACTCTTTGACACGAGTAAAGTTATTAATATGTCTCA